TGGATCGAGTTATAGATCCGCTGTTCAGCCTGTTGAATAAACCGATTGATCTGCTCAGCCGTAGTCTCGGTTGAGCCGTCAGAAAGCGTAACGTCCGGAAAGACGTTTTCCGTATACGACTGAATTGAGGCTAAAAGTTCCTGATATGTAATTTACGCCACCTTTTCCAGAGTGTATTTACCAGCCACTCTGCCCTTCTTCCTGACAGCGTTTGATACAGACGTTTTTAGCACGCCAAGAAATTCTGCCGCAGCTTTTTGCGACAAAAAAGAACACTGCAACTCACGGCAGTATACGGGTTTCCATTTAGCCCGCGCAATAGCTTCTTTTGTACTATCTGTGTGCCTTCTACCGATTGACGCCGCACGGTACCTTGCAAGAATGTTTGGGTCACTCAACGCTTTTTTTAGTCCATTGATTCGTCGTTGCCGTACCTCCGGGTTCTTCCAACTACTGCGCAAGGTGGCGGATCTGTCTTTAGCAACGGGCTGCGTTTTTACATGTGCTGCCCAACGAGCCGCATTACCTATAGGGGCAATACGCTTACCCCGTTCACGCGCCGCCAAAGAACTAGAAGCTTCTTTTATTTTTTCTAGCTGTTGCTGACGCCATTCAGGGTTCGCCCATTGCTGCTTTAATCGGTCAGAACGATTTTTACGTACTTCTGCGGACGGAACTACCCCACGATGCCCCGCACCGCCTTTGGCGATATTGTATGCAGGTTCAAGCTCCGCGATAATTTGCATCTCAGCATTGTTTAACGTATCCGCGTCAAAAGCCGTAAAAACTTCCGCAAACAAAAACGTTTCAACACCATGCGTGGCTATTGCCTGCGCCAAACGGTACTTCTTTGCCACCTTGGAACGAGCGGTGTTCACATGGCATTTCCACCTACACAGCGCAAGTTGGCGTGTTTGTCCAACGTACTGTTCTCCTGTAACAGTATTCGTGACAACGTAGATAGAACCGTACCGCTTCATAGCATCAAGCCATCGGGCCACGGGCCATTGTGCCTTTAGTTGCCGCACCGGTACCGCGAATCTTGATGCCGGAAGTCTTTTCAGCCGGGGCTGCTCGACGCGAGATATTACCCACCGACATATTGACGTTATTGGCTTCGCTTGAATCAGGAAGCGAACCGGGGTTGGCTTGAACGCGAGTGGCGCTACCTGTCATGGTGTGTGGCGAAGCGTAGACGCTGGCAGAACCAACTTCTTTCCCGCCCATTTTCATGCTGTACTTTGCCATATCAGCCTCGCTTTTGTGCGGCAACTTTAGCCAGATTGCGGCCCATCTTCTTCATGTCCGCATTGGTCTTGCCGACAGTATGCTTCTTCGGGCCTTTCTCAATGCCCATTGTCGGACCGCTGTTGCCAAGATTTTTGCCTTCAGTTTTGCCCTTTTTGGCAATGCCATCGGCAGAACGTGTGTAAGCCATTTTATGCTCCTATTTCAACCGTAACTGTACCAACTTGGGCCTGCAAAACCAAGTAGTTCGGCGTCAATGCAGTATCAAAACCGCTGGCTCCCCCAACAGGATTCCAGCCCCATTGAAAGACCCTGCTACCCCCATCCGGAACCCCAGTCTGATCCTCGGACGGCCCCGTCGTGTTCTCTATCTGAAGCCCATTTAGACCGGACTGGTAGTAGCTAATGTCTGGCCTTGGCTCCCTGACCGCTTGCGGGTCGTATACGGGATACATCCCCAACTGCAACTGTGGATGGTCCGGATCCCAGCATTCCGGGCAAACTTTGATACTGACTTGTTTAGTCTTAATGACCAGCTTACGCAGTTGGGTCAGTTTATAACGCTGTCCGCAGCGGTCACATTCCGCGATTGAGTTCTTGCCAGATGCGTATTTTGGACCAGCCATTTGTTACCTCAAAATTGTAATTCGAGGAACAAACCGATCCGCCGCTTTCTCACGGTCCTCATCTGCCGCAAGCTGCCACTGCTGTTCGTAGTCTGCTTTAAGCATCCCGATACGGTTTGGGTCTACTTCTGGAAGCTTTACAGACAAATAATAGGCCAGCCCAGCAACCATACAGTTAAGAAACCGGAACGGAATATCAGCCGTGGTAACACCAGACCCAGCATCTTGAATCCTCCGTAGCCGCCAGTACACAAACGTGTACAGATTTGATTGATCCGGGGCGGGCCACACGTTGATCTGCGGGTAGGCAACCCCACTAACCGGCTCGACGGCGCCTGACTGACGGTTGATCCACACCTGAATCGGTCGGCCTTGGGCGTTCTTATTAGGGATCGTGGAGTACGTAGACTCCGAAATGCGATTGATGTTGATATCCTGCTGGTTTAGCCCAGTCCCAGTCCGGGTAATCTGGTCTAGCAAATCAATCGTATCGACCGGCAGATCATAAGTGATCGTACCCTGCACCAGCGGAATAGAGCCTTGCTCAATAGTCCACAGGTTGATCCCACGGTTCGCCCACTCAATCGTCAAAAGATTCAACGACCGACGCGCAGTACGCATGTCGTAACCGGTACGCAACTCCTTGCCGCAACGCTCAAATGCCTCTTCTACGAGGTCATTTACGTCCAGATTAAATGCTGCGGTACCGGTGGTAGTCATCTTTAAATCATCCTTCCTCGGGTTTTGCCTCGCTTGGCAATCCCGTCTGCTCGACTGGACGCTGATTTAACAACACCGCCCTTCTTCTTTGGGGTCGGCCTTCTTAAGTCAGACCCGGTAGCGAAAGGGCTTTTGCCTTCTGACCGTCGCTTCTCGGCCCAGTCTTTTGCCTTTTTTTCTATTGAATCCAGAACCTCTTCGTCGTCTCTGAGTTTCGTAAGGCTGTCCAACTCTCTCTTATCTAGCGTCGGAACAACCAAGGGGTAATCATATTCTCCATCTTCAGAGGTTCTAGAGTACTCTGTCATCATGCCTTGTCTTGACGGCAATTCCCCAAAATACCCCTTACCTTTCGCTTCTACGCCGGAATGACGCAGCCCGTATGGGGTAATCGTCCCATACTTAGCTGCGCTATTTTTAAATCCAGCAGGCATCACTCACCTTTTGGCGGTTTTAGCCGATTGAACAAAAGCTTTAGCCGTTGGAGCGCCTTTTGACCCCGGCTTACGCATTTGTTCGCCAGACCCCGCAGCGATTCTTTTACGCTTGCGATTGATATTTTCATACAGACCCACCTTCCCGCCAGCGGCGTATTGCGTGAAGTCGGTGTCATCTCGACGGGCCTTTTTGACCCCTTTGGGCATTTTTGACGGCGCTATTGCCCCCATGCCGCGAGATGCCCTCATACCATCTTACCCCGCGTTTTCCCACGTTTGGCAATGCCATCACCTCGCTTAGATGCCGAGGATGCTTTAACTTTGCCGCCCTTTTTCATTGGCATACCACCAGCCATCTTGCGTTTCTTTTCTTCTTCATCGTCATACATATTTCGCGCGATTGCCGCTGGAATCATGCCACCAAAACCTTGACGCATAAGATCGCCAAGAGCACCTTCACCGGTCATCATACCGGCAAGAGGTGAAACATCCCCAAGTTTCAGCCCCATTTTTACACCATCTTTCCCCGCGTCTTACCGCGAATAGCGCAGCCGTCAGCGGCACGGACGTAGCCGCCTTTTCTCATCCCACCTAGCTTGGGGGGTTTGCTTGCCGCTTGTTGCTGCTTTTTTGCCATTCGATCCTCGTTGGCTTCATTGAGCATCCGCATCTCTGCGGGGGTCAATTCCTGAAGCTTTGGATCGGCAGTCGTATCGGCTGCGGTAACTTTCTTGGTAGCCATCTCAGCACTTCCCGCCGTGACGCATGGCGATCATGGTGCCTTTGGTTTTGCCTTTCTTGGCAATTCCGTCAGCCGCTTTGTGACCAGCAGCAAGGCCACCGCCCTTCAGTCCGGCGTGAGCTTTGCTCGCGGGCATCGCTGCATGAGCCTTTAGGGACGTAGCAATACCGCCCTTCTTCATGCCTTTGGCTTCCGCCATCTCATGCTTAATCATGGATTTCGGAGCGCCCTTCTTCTTCATAAAGCCGATTTCTTTCTGCATCATTGCTTTAGATTCTTTCATCTCGCCACCTTCTGCAAATTTGCGGCCCTTATCGGCCTTGATGAACTCTTGCCCCACGGAGCGGGATACACCCGCTTTTTTGGCGAACGCAGGGTTATTTGCCACTGCCGCCATGAAGTTATGCTGCTTTTTGCTGGTACTTGGCATTTCAGCAGTTCCACGCCCTGAGACTTTTATTGATCCGGCTATTTGGATCGTTTGCAGTCTTGGTCGAAGTTAACTTCTTCTTCATCCCCTTCATCCGCGCACAAAAGGAGTCTCGGCGCGACCCTCCTTCTGGCTGCGGCGGCTTTAAGCCCGGTTTGCCGGGGTTGGCTCGGTTGTAAGAGGCGCGGCCCTTGGCGTTCAAGCCGCCACTTTCCGCTTTCCCTTCCTTCCTCTGCCATGCCGGGGACTTAGCCATAAAACACCGT